TAAACGGCTATCTAAGGCATCTTTTGCTCCGTCTGTAGCTGAGATCGTCTTTTTTTCTTTGACTGGCTCAGAAGCATCTATAGCATCGTGTTCGCAGATAGCTAGTGCCATTACCAGCAGGTAGCGAGTTATATAGGTTATGGATGCGCCAAGGTTCTGGACATCGTGACAGCCCTTTAAATTAGCTGATGCCATAGGGCAGGTAAACTTTATCTGACCACCAGTATCACGGTCAAAGATACGCATAGTGGCTAGTTCTTTGTCAAACTCTAAGGTCTGGCATAAGCCTAAATTAACAAATATGTTATTAATTGCTGGCAGGAAGTCACCTAGCTCAAAGTATTTGTAACCAGCAAATTTATTGTGGCCAGACTTCTTTAACTCCATTGACTGCAAAGTTACTCGTGCTTGCTGTAGCTTGTCGTAGATTTGCCATTGCTGCTGTTTGTGTTCTTGTGCTTGTATCATTTATTTATCCCCTTCTTTATTTACTTAACTTTATGGCGGAAATTGTCGAGAGACCGAACTGTTTGTAATGCCTGATTCTTTTCAGCCTTTTTCTGCTCCTCACGTATGCGAGCAAAAGTTTTCTCAATATTTGTCTTATGGCTTGGTACATATTTAAACCTTGGGTCGAGTATTGATTTAATGTCTGCCATGTTTTCCTTATTTTATGTAAGAAACTAAAAGGATACAGCAAACAAGTAAAAATGCAATGACTTTAGGATGTTGTGAAAGCCAATCATTAGGATTTAATAGTTTCTTTTCAAAATCGTACATTTTATTTACCCTTCCAATTCGTTAGCTAAAAAGTGTATTTCTCGTGGTGGTAATCTTAGTGCTTCTGATCCAATTGCTAAAATCTCATCTTCATGTTGCGTTCTTATCTTATGCTCAAAGTAATCTACAAACTCTCTTAACGCTACTACCATTGTCGCTACATCTTTATCATTCACAGCCATACTCCTTTGTTTACATAGTGGCGCATATCTTGGTTGTGTTCTTCCATCTGAGCTGCGGTGCAATTGTCTATATCAAACTCTTTCTTTTGTGAGAACTCCCAATCTTGGTAGTCATCAAGTGCTACTAGCATTTCGCAGAGTTGGTCGTGAAAATCAGTCATTTTGTTCCCCTTGTTGTTTAGTTGATGAAACAGATTATGAGCCATCTCTTTTAAAAAGTAAAGCATAATTATTTCTATCGGTAAACTAAATATTGATAGTTAAAATTAATTGACTGAAACATAAATTAGTGTAATCTATAGGTTCTTTAACAGGAGGTAGACATGAGAGACCCAACTTGGTGGCGTAAGTTTGAACGAGAAGAAGCAGAAAAAGAAGATCGGTTAGCAGAGATAAAAGAGAAGTATGAGGAGTGGAAGAAAAACCTAGAACCTAAGCCATCACTTTGGCGTAAGCGCAAAATAGCCTTCTTTGAATTATCAGACAAAGACTTTAAAGATTGGCCAGAGTATGAGGTGCAACGTGAGGATATTTGATACAGCATTGCTGGTAATAGTTGGATACACACTGTGTGTAGTAGTAACGGCAGTAAGTTCTGTAATGTTAATTGAGCTGTTGTTTTATAAGAAGCCTGGCATAAAGTTAGATTGCATTACAGCTACTTTTAATCCAGATATTACTGTCGCAAATAGGGAGGCTTGCAGAAAATGACTGAAACATTAAAAAGCGTAATAGAAGAAGAATTACAAAAAGCATATGAGCGTGGTGTGCAAGACGGAATAAAACAAGAACATGCAATGTGGGTGCTGGCTGAGATAGGGCAGGAGATTGAAGAAAAAGACGAGTATTGCGAACATGGAATACGGCATGAGCGCCATTGCAAAAGTTGTGAGTGTATTGAGCAGGCTGACATGAGGAGTGAAATGTGACTGATAAAGAAGAATACAAGATCAATCAATATATTAAACCAGGAGCAATAGTACCTGTTGATATGCAAACAACTGCACTTTTAGTAGATGCTTTACGCGCAGCACTAGCGCAGCCTAAGCCAGCCGAATGTGACGGTGGGCAATGCGGTATTGGTGGATATTGTAAAGAATGTCCAAAGCCGTTAGTAAAGCTAAAAGAAATGCTTGAAGTACAAGGGCGTAATGGTACGTGGAATTATGACCCTTATTTTCACGGTATGTATAACGGTATGGAAGTTATGCTTGCTGTATTAGAAGGCAGGGAGCCAGTATTTCGCGGAGCGCCAGAGAAATGGCTATCAAAGAAAGAATGGGTAGGATTGACGGATAAGGAAATAAAAATACTTACAACGCAAGGCAGAACTGACTTTTCAAGGCCGCCGTATGAAGAATTTTACAGAGCCATCGAAGCAAAGCTAAAGGATAAGAACACATGACTGACAAAGAAGTAATGCAGATGGCGCTTGATGCGCTGGAGCAAATAACACCGGATTGGAGAACATCAATTGATAAACATCAGCAATTAAATAATTCAATCGAAGCACTACGCGCAGCATTAGCGCAGCCTGAGCCTGAGCCGGTGGCGTGGATTAGTCACAACGCTGGTTTATATCACGGCAAACCAGATGAATTACTTAATCCTTTGCCACTTTACACCGCACCACCGCAGCGCGAATGGGTAGGGCTGACGCGGGATCAGGTCAGTGAAATATGGGTAAACGGCTGCTATGAATTCGATCCCATGCACGCGATTCAAACATTTGCTCGAGCCATTGAATCTAAGCTAAAAACTAAGAACATATCAATGGCTGTGATGGTTGAAGAACAACAGCGCATGGCAAAGCGTATTGAGGAACTGACGCAGTTGGTTACAAGTCAAGGAATTCGTTTGATGGACGCAGAAGCGCAGCCAGAGTTTGAGCCAGTGGCGTGGATTTCAACAAGTTCGGCAAAAATGATTCACTGGACATCAGACAAGCCTGCGTATGGGGATGATTGGATTCCCCTTTACACCGCCCCACCGCAGCGCGAATGGGTAGGGCTGACTGATGAAGAAATTAAGGCATGTGCTAAGGGAGGTAGAAGTATTGGCATATCCTTTCATGACGCTATTCGCAAAGCAGAAGCAAAGCTAAGAGAAAAAAATGAAACATAGAAAGTTGTATTACGTGCGTTGCAAGTGGGTGGACTTTCCTGATGGTGGTGGTAGAAACTATTTAGCCACACCGTCATTAGCCCGAGCTATTCGCGTGAACAAGAAACTCAAACGTGGTGTCAGACAGATTGATGTAAGAGTGCGCGGCAAAGAACCCTACGTATTACATAACAGTTGGCTATAGGAGAAAAACAATGGATGACTATGACGTTGTAGCTGACGCGCTACAGAAACACAGAGACAGGCTTTGGGGCATGATTAATCGAAACATGAATTCAGAGTACGTTACCTTAAACATAATGGATGACATTCGTTTTTATCAAATTGAGAAGCTTGATGCAGCAATAGCGGCACATAAAAATAAAAAAGAATGGGTAGGGCTGACTGATGAAGAGTATGAAGAAATGGCAGAGCAGTATGTAACTAATTGCTATTTCGATACATTGGAATATGCAAAAAACATCGAAGTAAAGCTAAAGGAGAAGAACAGTGATTGATATACCAAAAGAAGGAACAAAACGCTACCAGATATGCGTTAACTTTATTCGATCTGGCCACATGACTTTAGGTTCGTACATTGAAGAATACGGACTTATGGGATTTGGTAAAGCACATGGTCTTAGAGCAGAGATAGAGCATTTGGTTAAGGAAAAATGCTTACGTGTTGTGGTTGATAAATATATGCCTACTGTAGGGCTTATGACTTCAGTTAAAATAGATGGTTCAATTTATGTAGAACCACGTACAGCAAAGCCGTTTAGACCTATGGATACTAAGCATTATTTGCCTAGAGTATCACCAAGAGGTCAGGAAATTCGAGAAATTACTTACATTGGGATGGGTCGAAATGTTGCAGCAGGAACCGAAGAAACAAGCGGAATATCAGTTCTCAACGAAGTTTTGCATGGGTTGCAAGCGTAGTAGATCGGCTGTGCAATTTAAGAACAAAGAAACTTTATGTAAGCAGTGTAGGGTAAGAAAAGGTAAGGTATAATTGTTTCAGTTGCACACGCTTGGAGGCGTGTTTGAGTAAGCCTTAGATGGGACACTGCTGGTACTCACCAGTCCTCCAACGACTTATGTCGAGTGTCTCACCTAGGGCTTTTTTATTGGAAAAGCAAAATGAAATTGAAAAGTACAGAAACAGCAAATATTGATATTGAAGTAGATGGAACAATTTGTATTGAACAGTTTTCAAGATCAGCAGAAATGCCAGTTGCAATTTATTTAACACTTGAGCAATTTGCAAAGATTGAGCATTGGGTATTTAAGAATAAAGATCAGATTGAATTACTTTGGAATGAAGGAGTTGAAGATGACTCTAATTCCTAAAAATTGGGCTAGCCATCAGCATTATAAAAACAGGCTTCCACCTTGGATCAAACTACATCGAGAGCTGTTGAATGATCGTAGTTTTATGTGCTTGCCACTTGCTAGCAAGGCGATAGCACCTTTGCTTTGGTTGCTAGCATCAGAGTCAGAAACAGGTGAATTTAGTGGAGATATAAAAGAGTTGTCATTTAGACTAAGAATGACAGAAAAAGAAATAGAAGAAGGACTCAAGCCTTTGATTATTAATGGCTTTTTTGTTAGTGATAGCACAGTGCTAGCAGACTGTCAGCAACTTGCTACCCCAGAGACAGAGACAGAGAGAGAGACAGAGACAGATAATAGTTTAGATAAATTTGATATTTTTTGGGCTGCGTATCCAAGAAAGACAGCAAAAGGAACTGCTGAGAAGTCATGGAAGAAAATCAAACCTGATGAGCAATTGCTTGAGGAAATACTAGCTGCTGTTGCAAAACAAAAATTAACGTGGACTGATCCTAAGTTTATTCCACATCCTGCTACTTGGTTAAATGCTAAGAGATGGCTTGATGGTATTGACTCTACTGCTGGCAAGAAGTTGAAGTATTGGGAGAAGGGTTACCAGCCATGAGAGGCCATCAAGAACTAATCAAGATGCGTATGCGTGGCATGGGTGTTAAGGGCGTATGGGTTTACTACGGTAAGGATATAGCTAACAGTTGCTTGCACTGGTCAAAGTGGGATGACTTATTGGCATATCCTGAAGTTGAGATACTTCCGATAGAAAATATCAATCACCTTGATCTACGTTTTTCTGTAGGATTAACGGTACACCTAAGCACTAAGCTAAATTATGATAAGGCAAAGAAACTTCATCAGGCATTTTTAGCAGCTAAGGCTAAACGGGTCATTACGAGATGTAGTGGCTATCTACTAGACAGTGAAACGGGAGAGTACAGTGACTATGTACCTGAATGACAATATAGACTTTTCAGCGTATCTACACGCTACAGACCACAAGTATCTGGTCAAGGATGTATCAGTCTGGGTTGATGAACTTAGCGACAATCTTGATAATCCTGTAGAAGAAAAAGAAACACTGATGCAATGGGAGTCAACAAAGACATTTGCATTTAGACCAGGCGAGGTAACTGTATGGGCTGGCTCTAATGGTGGCGGTAAGTCTTTGCTGACAGGTCAGGTAGCACTAGGTTTAATCAAGTCTGGCGAGAAAGTATGCGTACAGAGCTTTGAGATGAAACCTAAAGTATCGATTAAACGGCTTATAAGGCAGTTTGCTGGCGAAAACATAGACGAGGTGGCATCTAGACATGGGTTGGACTATAAACGTGCCTTGTACAACCGTTTTAAGGCTTTTGCGATGGGAAGCCTGTGGTTCTACGATCAGCAAGGTACTGTTACTGCTGAACAGGTTATTTCGGTAGCCAGGTATTGCGCGGTAGAACTTGGTGTTACGCATATCATTATTGATAGCTTGATGAAGTGTGTGCGAGGTGAGGATGACTACAATGGTCAGAAGGCTTTTGTGGATGAGATAACGGCACTGGCTAGAGATCATAACGTCCATGTCCACCTGGTTCACCATATTCGCAAACTACAGTCTGATGAGAATATGCCAAATAAGAACGATCTACGCGGGTCTAGTTCTATTACAGATCAGGTAGATAACGTGTTTATTGTGTGGCGCAACAAAAAGAAAGAGAACGAGATTAACCGAGGTAAAGAAACAGACATGTCTGAACCTGACATGATTTTGATGAACGAGAAGCAGAGGAATGGCGAGAGCACTGAGTGGTATCACTTCTGGTACGACAGAGCATCTACGCAGTTTCTGGAAAAATGGCAGGGTCTGATCTCAGACTTTGATAACAAGGGTAGGTTTAAAGGATGAATGAATTTTTCGAAGAAGAACGGCACAGATGCGAAGTACGCCAAGTTCTTAGATGGCGGGAACAAGATAGAAACAAGGCTATTAATTACATAGAACTGGTAAGAAAGAGACGAGGTGACAAGATGGCTAATGCACTTCATAAAGACTCAGCAGATCAATGGGTCGCTGGCAACCGAGGGTTAGAGGGAGATTGGAAGTGACATTTAAAAGAGTTGACGATAACCAAAAACAGGTAGTTAAGGCATTACGGCATGAAGGAATGACAGTTCAGCATCTACACGCAGTTGGTAAGGGATGTCCTGATCTGCTGGTAGGCTGGAAGGGTAAGAATGTACTGCTAGAAATTAAAGATGGGGTTAAGTCATGGAAGCTGACACCAGATCAAGTTATCTGGCATTTCCTTTGGCAGGGTCAGGTTGCTGTAGTTACAAGTCCAGAGAGTGCTGTTCAGGAAGTTAAAGATGCCATCAAATAAAAAGCCAAGAAAGAAGCAGGTAAGGAAGCCATTAGTTTTACCTTTGACGATCAGACACAGTGCAGAAGCAGATACAGAACTACAGTTAGCACCACACGCAGAGCTGATGAAATTACGTGAAGGCTGTGGTGATGAAGGAAGCTGGCATACGCTGGTTTGTAGATTAAACATTGGTGTTACTGTTGCATGGCAGAACAATCTCGATAATAATGTAATACAGAATGGATTAGATGCAATGATTAATGTCAGAAATAGGCATACAAAGTCCGGACAATGGGGATTATCTGGCAGTGATTTACGTGAGGTTGGGGATGCTTTAGTGGCTACTGATAACTTGCAACTATCGTTAACTAGAAAGCAATTAAATAAAGCTATTGAATATGTTTACAAAGAGGTGGGATATTAATGGAAATTAATCCGCATGAAGCAATAAATTATATGATTAAAAATGCTGAGGCTTATGCGATAGCTAAAGGTAATGTTACTTACTTAACTGAATACAGAAAAACAGTCAAAGCAATAGGCTTTCAAAATAGCATTAGAACTACGATGGCTGAAAAGGAAGCAGATGCTTATACAACAGAAGGTTATAAAGAGTGCTGTAAGGGTCTTAAACAGGCCGTAGAGGAAGCAGAAAGACTAAGGTGGATGTTGGTAGCAGCACAAGCTAGGATTGATGTCTGGAGATCACAAGAAGCATCTAACCGAAATATAGATAGGAGTACACAATGAGTGAATATCAGTTAATAGGTGTGATTTGGGGCTGTGTATCTTTTATATTTATTTGTGACTTAATCTACTGGTGGTTCTAATGACTGATAAAAACGTACAAATGGTAAGGCAGAAACTGGCAGATCGAGCTGAGTTTGGATTGATGAAATATGGCGTTAGCACCGAAAGAACGGACTTAACGTACAAACAATGGTTAATTCATGCACAAGAGGAAGCAATGGATTTAGCAGTGTATTTACAGCGAATAATTAGTGACTTAGATGAAAAAAAGTGATAATTAAATTATGTAATGGTATAATTCCTTTGGTTTTATAAACATCACTGGATGGAATATGGAAGAAATTTGGAAAAATATACCTGGTTATGGTGATTTTTACATGGCATCTAATCTTGGCAATATTAAAGTTAAAGAAAAAAAAGTTAAAAAGTTTTGTTGTTTGCACAATAAAATCGTAGAGCAAACTTATAAAGAAAGAATTCTTAACCCATCAAAATCAGATAAATATGGTCATTTAAGTGTTCATATTGGCATAAATAAAGAAAAATTTAATGTTGCAGTTCATAGATTAATTTTATTTGCTTTTGTTGGATTGCCTGAAAATGGGCATGAAGCCTGCCATAATAATGGAATTGCAAATGACAATAGAATTGAAAATTTAAGATGGGATACACACGCAAATAATAATGCAGACCGTAAAAAACATGGAACTTATCCAACTGGAAAAGATCATCCAATGTATGGGAAGAAAATGTCTAATGAGTTAAAAGAAAAATTGCTTACTTTTAATCTTGGTGTAAAAAGAAGTGAAGAAACTAAAAAAAGAATGAGTGAATCTCAGCGTAAAAGATATGCAATATAGAAATAAAATATTGCTTGAATTAATTAGAAATATTCCTTGCCAGCATTGTTATATTGATGATGGGACTATTGTAGCAGCTCATTCAAATCAGTTGCGAGATGGCAAAGGACGTGGTATAAAATCACACGATTATCGTATAGCTGCTTTATGTTATACCTGTCATATGGAATTAGATCAAGGTAAGAATTTAAGTAAACAAGAGCGTATTGAGATGTGGGAAGAAGCACATAGAAAAACAATAGGCTTGCTTTTTGATAATGGAAAGTTACAGGTTACTAAATGAAAAAGACTAAAACTGAAAAGAAAATGAGTAAGGTTTATAACGAATTTAAAGAAGGTACTTTGCACTCTGGTAAGGGTGGCCCTGTAGTTAAGTCTAAGCGCCAAGCAGTTGCAATTATGTTATCTGAAGTTGGTAAGTCCAAACCAAAGAAGGGCAAAAAATGAAGCCAGGACTATACGCAAATATTGCAGCAAAGAAGAAACGCATAGCAGAAGGATCAGGCGAGAAGATGAATAAGCCTGGCACTAAGGGTGCGCCAACTAAAGCAGACTTTAAACAAGCAGCTAAAACAGCTAAAAAGGTGAAGAAATGAAAGGCATGAAATCTTGTCCTAAATGTAAGGGTGGTGAGTGCAAAGGCGGTAAGAATTGCATGATGGAAGATAAAGAGGAAAAGAACGGCAAGAATGGCGGCAAGATTGAGATTGAAATATCTTTACCTATGCGTGGTTCCCGTACTGCTAAAAGCAAGGCTAAAAAGAAGTGAGTCATCAAAGCCAGCTAGACTTTGTTGCTAGTGTAAAACGTAAGTTTCCTGAATACTTTACTGCTAAAAAAGCATTAGAGATTGGTAGTTTAGATATTAATGGCTCTGTACGGCAGTTCTTTGATGATTGTACGTACATTGGCGTAGATTTAGGTGAAGGTAGGGGAGTTGATCTGGTTGCTCATGGCCAAGATTTAATCTTTCCTGCCAATAGTTTTGACGTATCTATAAGCTGTGAGTGCTTTGAGCATAACCCTGAGTGGGTCAAGACATTTAATAACATGGTTCGCATGACGCAAGGGTTAGTAATAATGACTTGCGCTACTACAGGCAGACCAGAACACGGTACAAGGCGTACGAATCAAGCTGATGCACCTTTCTGCGGTGATTACTACATGAACCTTACAGAGCATGACATAAAGTCTAGTTGCGATTTAAGTAAGTTTATAGAGTATGGATTTTCTACTTGTGACAGTCCTGCTGATTTGTATTTTTGGGGAATAACTAAATTTTAAGGATATAGCTTGGAAGCTATAGTAATCTGCACAGTCAATAATCCAGGCGTATCCATCCTGCTGGAGTCAATACGGGTCTACGCACCCAACATCCCTATTTATCTTTCTACTAACAATATAGAGCAGTATAGCAACGATATTATTGCGTTCCCGAATACTGGAAAGACTTTTGGAGAGGCTTATAACAGTGCTATTAATCGTGCTTTTAAAGGTGGCTGGCAGTCTGTCATAGTCTGTAATGACGATGTTGTGCTGACTCCTAGCTCATTTAAGCTGATGAAAGAAGATTGGGATATGTTGGTTAAGTCTGAGGTAAAGCTAGGCTTTCTTGGCGCTCGATCTGATTATGTACTGCCAGACCAAAATATCCGTTTCCCAATAGAAGGTGATAGTATAATTGCATTGAAATACGAAAGTGAATCGTATGTCAAAAGTGTAGGGGTTATTGCGCCCATTTTCGCTTCTTTAAGTAAACAAGCGTGGCAGGATGCACAGTTTCCTCACACTAATTGGTATTCTGACAATATTATGTGTGATGATTTGAGTAGAAAACACTATCATCACTTTGTAAGTAGGTCTTATGTGCATCACGCTGGAAGTCAGACTGTAGGTACGGACTTCGCTAAATGCCATGAAGAACCACGGGAATGGATAAAGGCCAACAGGCCAGATATATACGAGGACTATTATGGATGATTGGCTAAAGCAATTAACTGATTCTCTTGTTGGAATGGGAATTAAAGGTTATGGTGCGATTGCAGATAGATCACAAATGCCATCTAATAGACGTGTATATTTAGATACATTTGCTGATGAAAATACAGCACCAATTACAGAGCAAAGTTTTACTAGCGCAGAATTGAAAAGTATTGGTGATTTAATAAGAGCAAAGCAATTAGCTAATCCTGCTGCTAATACTGGTTATATACAATATAAAGACTATGGAAACTTCATTCCTAAAGAACAACTTTCTGTTAATGCGGGTGTAGGTGCTACTAATCCTTATGAAAACATAAGAACTACATTAGGTCAGTTTAATTATATAGTTGATCCTAAAACTGGCACTGTATCAGTTAAAGATACTTATGACTTTAATCCAGTAAAAGGGAAAGTGTACCAAGCTCAATCACATGGTGATTATGTTGGCCAAGCACTTGATCCATTAACAATACTTAGAATGTATGGTGAATCTAAGATGCCATCTGGCTCTGGCAAGGGTAGGCCAGTACAAATACAGATGCCTGGGTTACTTGGCAGGTAATGCCATAATACTAAATATATACAAGGATTACTATGGCTGATGGCTTACTTAGCAATATATTTGGTGCAATAGATAGCGCAAAACGTGGTGTTTCAACTAGATACAATATGTTGATGGATAACCCACGGGAATATTTAGCACAAATAGAAGAACGGGCTAGAGAATCTAATCGAATACAAGAAGCTGGTATGCCTGGGTTATTAGCTCAATACAGTGGCGCACCAGTTACGCCTGAACAACAAAGAGCAGCACAGTATGCTAATCAACAGATGATGGATGTGGCAATGGGATTTGCTGCACCTACTACTTATCATGGGACTGCTCATTTATTTCCATCTACAAGTAAAAATGTATTAGGCGAATTTAATGCTTTAAAAATAGGAACTGGTGAAGGCAACCAAATGTATGGTTATGGACATTATTTGGGTGGCGTTAAAGGAACTGGTCAAAAGTATCAAAAAGACATTTCATCTGATTACTTAGCAACTCCAAGTGGGCAATTATTTAGTCCAGAATCTTTAGGGCATATAAATATTAGAGCAGAGTTAAGAAGAAATCCAGAAAAATTAAATGAATTAATATCAAAAGCGCAAGATATAGCATCTAGTAATAGTGGAGCTGCAAGTTATGCAAAAGAAGATTTAAATAAATTATTAGAATTACAAAAAAGTGGTGGAGTTAGTAAACATTCTGGTTATTTATATACTGTTGATTTACCTGATTCTAGTGCTAGAAGAATGTTAGATTATGATAAAGAATTAAGACTTCAACCTAAGAATATTAGAGATTTGGCAACTAAATATAATGTTGATTTAAATGATCTAGGATTTGATTTAATACAAAAAGTAGGTAGTGATGCAAAAGGCTCTGAAATAATGAGAGCAGCAAACATACCAGGCATTAAATATTTAGATGAGGGTAGTCGTGGAAACTTTAAAGCACAAACTACATATAAGGGTAATCCTTATGGCGATGTAATTGACTTCAAAACTAAAAAACAATTAGATGATTACATTGTTGAAAAAGGCAAAGAAGGATTTGGAGTTAAAACATTTCCCCAAACATCAAACTATGTAGTTTTTCCTAAAAATGAAGGACTACTTACAATTAAAAAGCGTGAAAAATAACCGCATGACACCTGAAAGGTAATGCAAATGAATGAACCATACGCAATAGCATTGGCAAATGAACTAGATACACATATTAGTAGTTCAACTGCATTAGCAAGCGCAAAAGAATTAAGAAATTTACATAATGTTAATAAAATGTTGAATGAGTTAGTATTGGCACAATCAGTGTTAATAAAAGAAATTATGTGTAACCATTTTGACGATTCAACTGTATTAAATAAAGAAATACAAGAATTAGTACAGCATATAACTTTATTAACAAAACCAGCAGTATTTTACGTAGCATGACATCCAAAGGATAATGCAAAAATGGAAACGAAAGAAGTAAAAGAAACTAGCAATAACTGGAAAGTAGGAGACGGTACTGCTGGCCCAGGCAGACCTAAAGGCGTTCCTAACAAGTCAACTCAGATAGTCCGAGAAGCTATTGCTAATCTACTAGAACGTAATGCAGGCAACATGGATAGATGGCTTAATGAGGTAGCAGCAGAAGATCCGTATAAGGCACTAGACTTAATGAACAAGCTAAGTGAGTACCACATACCTAAGCTGGCTAGGACTGAGGTCACAGGCGCTGATGGTGGCCCACAAGAGATGACAGTTACATGGCAGAAGTAATTGAAATAAAGTACAAGCCAAGGGATCAGCAGCTAAAGATTCACGAGGCAGTAGATAACAACAGGTTTACAGTGGTAGTAGCTCATCGAAGGATGGGCAAGACTGTATCTGCTATCAACCATCTTATAAAGGCTGCGCTACAGTGTGATAAGCCTAATCCTAGATTTGCCTATATTGCTCCTACTTATGCTCAGTCAAAGCGTGTTGCGTGGGACTATCTACTTGAATTTACTCGTCCATTGGGCGGTAAGGCTAACATTCAGGAGCTTAGGGTTGATTTTTGGGGTCGCAGGATTAGTCTTTACGGGTCTGACAATGCCGATTCTCTACGTGGCCAGTATTTTGACGGTGTGGTGCTTGACGAGATTGGGGATCAAAACCCGAAAATCTGGAACGAAGTAGTACGGCCAGCACTAGCAGATAGGATAGGCTGGTGTCTGTTCATCGGAACCCCGAAAGGTCGGAATCACTTTGCGGATTTTCGGGATCGTGCAGCAGAAACTGATGGCTGGAAGCTATTAGAATTTAAGGCTAGTGAGACGGGTGTCTTAGCTGCATCTGAGCTTAGGGCTGCACAGCTAGAGATGGGCGAGGACAAGTACCAGCAGGAGTTTGAATGTAACTTTAACTCAGCCGTAGAGGGTAGCTATTATGGGCAGATTATCAACGATCTTGAAGCAAAAGGTAGGATCACCCATATTGACAGGGATGATCTTTGCAAGTCTTATGTATCTTGGGATTTGGGTATGGGTGACTCTACTTGTCTGTGGGTGGCTCAACTGGTTGGCAAAGAAGTTAGGCTTATTGATTGCGTTGAAAACCACGGGGTCGGGCTTGATTGGTATGTCAATTGGCTCAAAGAAAATCGTTATGAGCATTTCGACCAATTCCTACCTCATGACGTTGAAGTCCGTGAATTGGGCACAGGAAAAAGCCGCAAAGAGATGCTGCAAGAATCCGGACTGCAAATTACGGTCGCACCAAGACTGTCTGTAGCTGATGGCATCCAGGCTGTTCGTAGACTGCTGCCAAGGTGCTGGTTCGATCCAAAGACTAAGAACGGACTGAACGCTATCCGTAACTACCGCAGAGAGTTTAACGAACGTCAGGGTACTTATTACGATAAGCCACTACACGATTGGGCATCGCACTACAGTGACTCATTCCGTTATCTTGCAATAACACTTGACGAACGGGCTGATTCGTGGTCAACAAGTTTGCCAATTAAGACCGGATGGGTTGTATAATAGGCAAAACATCCAACTAGGAAGCAGCTATGGATTCAGAATCAGTAAAAGGCATACTAGAAGCAGAGATCGATAACTCTATCGGGTATATCGACACTGAAACCAGTGATGAACGCACGAAAGCACTTGAGTATTATCTACGTTATCCTTATGGCAACGAGGTAGAAGGTCGCAGTCAGATCGTTACTGGTGAGGTTGCTGAGGCTGTAGATGGTGCACTGCCACAACTTATCCGTGTCTTTACGACAACTGAGGATATTGTCTATTTTGAACCTAAGTCACAGAATGATGAGCAGTCTGCAAAGCAGGCTACGGACTACTGTAATTGGGTTTTCTACCGTGAGAATGAAGGTCTAATCATTCTGCATAACTGGTTTAAGGATGCTCTGTTACAGAAGGTTGGCATTGTCAAAGCCTATTGGGATGCTAAGGAAGATGTAGTCAAGGAAAAGTACCGCAACCTGACAGAAGATGAGTTGGCTTTGCTGATGTCTGATGGCTCACTAGAGATAATCCGTCAGAAGATTGACATGGTTGATGCTGGTGTTGACCAGATGGGTATGCCGATTCAAGCTCCTGTGTACTCAGTGACTGTTAAGAAGGTCAACAAGTCCGGTCAGGTCAAGATTGAGAACGTACCACCTGAAGAATTCCTAATATCTAAGGCTGCTAAGACTATTGATGACAGTCCGTTCGTGGCGCATCGTAGACTAATGCCAAGGTCTGACTTGATTGCTATGGGTTACGACAAGGATTTGGTAGATTCATTGCCTACTTATGACGATCTTAGCTTTACCCAAGAACGCATCGCAAGGTTTGACCAGGGTGAGAATCCAGATGATTCCCCAAGCATGGATCCTGCAATGCAGAACCTTGAAGTATATGAATGTTATATACGCATAGATGAGGATGATGATGGCATTGCAGAACTCAGACGCATTGTGTACTGCGGTAGCGAGATACTTGAAGATGAAGAAACAGATGTTGTTCCGTTTCATTCTATCTGTCCGATTCCTATTCCTCATAAGTTCTTTGGTCAGTCATTGGCTGATCGTACTATGGATATTCAACTTATAAAGTCTACGGTAACTCGTCAGATGCTGGATAACTTGTACCTGACTAACAATGCTCGTATCGGTGTAGTCGATGGTCAAGTCAATATTGATGACGTATTGAACGCTACACCTGGTGGTGTGATCCGTCTGAAGAATGCTGCTGCTATCGTGCCAATTCAAGTGCCATCGGTTACTGCTCAGGCTTTCCCGATGTTGGAATACATGGATGGCGTACAAGCAAAGCGCACAGGTGTCAATGACGCACAACAGGGATTAGATCCAGATGTACTGTCTAACGTCACTGCTGCTGCTGTAGCGGCTATGGTTAAGTCTAATTCAGGTAAGTTAGAACTGATAGCTCGTATCTTTGCTGAGACGGGTGTTAAGAGCTTGTTCAGAGGTATCTTGCATCTGTTGGGCAAGTATCAGGACAAGGAAAAGATTGTCAGAATGAGAGGTGAGTATGTTTCTTTCGATCCTCGTACTTGGGCTAATGAGTATGACGTGTCTGTTAATGTTGGCTTGGGCTCTGGAGATCGTGACCAGAAGCTGACAATGTTACAAATGATTCTGTCTAAACAAGAGCAGATATTGCAGCAGTTTGGCCCATCTAATCCGCTGGTTTCAGTGGGTCAGTATCGGAACACACTGGCTAAGTTTATTGAATCTGCTGGATTTAAAGATGCCAACCAATTTATCAACCCAATTACACCCGAACAAGATGCAGCTCTTGCTCAACCTAAACCGCCAGCTCCTGATGCCCAAGCAGAGGTTGCTAAGATGCTGGCTGACGTTGAACGCGAAAAGACGCAGGCTAAAGCTCAGATCGATTCGGCGAAACTTGATCTTGAGAGGCAAAAACTCGAGGCAGAATATACCCGAAAAGGTATAGAGATGCAGATGCAGAATCAACGAGATACTGCTGACATTAAGATTAAAGAAGCGCAGTTAGCAGTCCAGCAATTGCAAGCTATCTTGGCTATGGACATAGCAGATGAGGATAGTCGCAACAAGCAGGCTGACATTGTATTGAAAGCTATTCGTGAACTTGGTAGCCTAACTGGAGGTTAAATGCCTGGACTACTTGATGATATTATCAAAGAAGGAATAGCATCTTATGGTGCTAGGTATGCTGAATCCCCATCTGATCCTTTGACTATGAAGGGCAAGGGATATTTTGGGATTCTTCCGGCATCCAGAGGTCAAGTTTCAACTGAAATATCAGCAACTGATGAGCAAGGTAGGCATTATCCAACACTAACGCCAAACTTAACTCAAGAACAAATAAATTTGTTATTGCAAGGTGGGGAAACCACAAATGATATTTATGACCAAGCTGAAGCATGGGCTAATTATCGTAGGTCTATGGGGCAAGATCCATTTGCAGGACAGTCTGAATTAAGAATACCGACTAACTTGTTTTCTAGATTATTTGGGCAATAATGGATAAAGCTGCGTGGGCTAATAGATTGGTTGCTGATCCTGTATTTAAGGAACTGATAGACGATCTGAAGGCTGTAGAGATAGGTAAGTTTGTAGCTAGTGATACGAATGATATAGAAGCTAGAGAGAGCGCATACATTCGGTTACGGGTTATTGAGGACATTTGGAACCAGCTAGATAGCATGGGTTCACAGGCTAAGATTAACGAGAAACGATGGAAGATTTTGTAGTCCGTATAGGGCGGTTCCCTATATAATTATGGAAATGAAAACACATGAGCGATACTGAAAGCACCAATCCCGAGGGAAGTGCCCAGTTAGACGTAGGTAGTGCAGCTAACGCTATTTTGGGCTTAATGGGATCTGATGATGGCTCCGAACAGGAACAACCGGAACAGGAACTAGAAGCCAACAATAGCGAGGCCGAATCAGAGGAATATGACTCTGAGGTAGAACAAGAAGATAGTAGTGATGAGCAAGAGGCACAAACCTACCGCATTAAAGCTGCGGGTGAAGAACGGGATGTTACCCTCGATGAGCTTATCAAGTCTTATCAACTTGGCACAGATTACACGCGGAAGTCGCAGGCTGTAGCAGAAGAACGCAAAGCGGTAGAGGCCGAACGCAGTGCGATTCAAGAAGCCAAGCAAATACGAGATACATATGCAGAACGGTTGCAGATTATCGAGCAGATGCTGAATCAGCCACAGCAAGAAGAAAACCTTGAATACTTGAAAGAGACAGACCCAATTGGTTACGCAGTTAAAGTAGCCGAAATGTCTCAGAATGAGAAACAACTGATGCAGGTTCGTGCTGAACGTGAGCGTATCTCGCAACAGCAAGAATATGATAGGCAAGAGCAACTTCGTTACAAGATCAATGAAGAAGCTCAGAAGCTAGTTGCTGCATTACCTGAGTATGCTGATCCTGTTAAGGGTGATGCGATTCGGAAAGATGTTCGTACGTATGGTAAACAGGCTGGATTCTCTGATGATGAGTTAGCTAATGTTTACGATTCACGGGCAGTGCTAACACTTTGGAAGGCTATGCAGTTTGATAAATTGCAAGCATCCAAGCCAGGTATCACAAAGAAGGTAAATG